TCCATAAAAAAATTCTGGAACATTTTAAAGAAGGCGGTGATAATTATTTTGCTATACACAACAGAACACTGGACAAGTTTGAAATATACTACGTAGGAAAGGGAAACAATGGAAGCGGAAATAAACTAAAGTTGCCTACTCTTCCAAACTTTAAGTCTTTCTCACTAGCTACCTACGGCGGAGCATCGTCCGGCTCAACTAGATGTGGACTAAAGATAAAACTATAATTATGGCCGCTACTCTCTTTTTTATATTTCAGCACAAGGACAAACTCTACATTGTAGATAATACAAAAGTAGACAGTGTTCCAAAGCCACGTGAAATGATTAGGCGAGCATCTACTATCGAGCAGATTCGAGAAATTGCTGCGTCCATGAATATGGAAATAGCTAACGATACTGCAAGAGAAAGGACACGAAAGCACACAGAAGAAGGTCGCAAAAGAATTGCAGAAGCAAAAATGGGCGACAAACACCCTGCCCGTATTCATGGCAGATCACAAGAGTTTCGTGACAAAGTATCTAAGACAATGAAAGGTACCAGAAGAGGCGCAAACAATCCAATGTATGGTAGAAAGCACAAAGATTCTACTAGACAAAAAATACACGATGCGCTAGTCAATCGTGAAAAATTATATTGGATCTGTAGCCCCTCTGGCAGAACAAAAATTCCAATTAGCCAGCCACTACCTGAGGGCTGGCAATATGGAATGTATTACGATCCTTACAAACCCGAAGACTAGAGAATATACTCAAAGTTATTTGTAGTCTCGTTGTCTCCGATCTTCTTCGCCCCATTCTTCAAATGAAAATTTTCTGCCATCTCTGTCTTGGGCGATAGTGTAACAATTCTAGGCCAATAACTTTTTGAAATTTCTTGATGCTCTTGCTGTACAAAGCGAAGCAGACATTCAATAATCTGCCTGCCTGCTCCTTTCTTGTAAGACCAAACAGTATAAGGTGACACAACCATTTCATGTCCTTCTTTTGATGTTAGGTCTTTCTCTTCAGTAGGTACACCGAATGTCAATGCACAACATACTATGGCAAGAACTTCAGTGCCTTCGACTAGTGCAAATGCTTTATTTCTGCCACTTGTTCTAAACTCAGCAGAAAGATGCGGTCGAACAGGATCATCCTTAATATAAGGTGCGATTTGTTCTTCTGTTAAATGCACGAAATTTCTCATCAGATAACCACTTCGTCTCGGGCGGATTTGCCTTTCCTAACTCTAGGAGTCTTTGTAGCAGGCTTTTTCTTGGCACTTTTTCGAGGCGGTTTATTATACTCCTCTATACCAAGAATCGGCAAACACTTCTCTAGTTTAGGATAGAGTTTCAATAACTCTCCATCTTTAACTGCGGTGAGAATCTTAGCTTCTTCGTGTTGCACTGCTTCGAGAATATTGATCCACTGTTGTTCACGCTTCCATGGCGGTAGATTGCTCATGTTGCTATTAGGATCTACAAACTGTTTTACTCTGCGCCATTCAAGCGTAAGTGTAGTCTCGCCCATGCCTTCAGGAATGTCATCTTGAATCTTTGCTGTCTCTGGCATACCTTCTGGCAATTGCCAGTCCACTTTCTCAGCACCTACACCCATGCGAACAATAGGCACTACTGTTTGATTCTTAGAAGCCCAAGTCTTGAGTCGCTGTACTTGTTCCTCTGGCTTGTCGGCATCGAACACCCACTTAAAGCCTTCGTCTACTTGTCTAAAATTATTCCTCATCTTTAATCTCCCAATCCACATCATAACCGCCTTTGCGATCTGTCCATAAATCATCTTCACGGTCGTAATCGAAATCCCACATGAATTCATTGAACTCATCTGATTCTTCTTCGTAATGTTCCATGAAGGATTCTACACTACCAAAAGTTTCGATGATTGCTTCTTCTGGCACATCATAAGTGAATGTGCTAGTCATTTGGTGATATTCACGCTTTTCAATAATCATTTAAAAGTCCGCCATAACTTCAAGCATGTTCTTCATTTTGTGCTTGATAAAATAATTTAATAGTTGAGACTTATCGCCTCCCCGTTGTCGTTCGTAACTACTTATAATCTCATCTTTGATGTCTTGTGGAGTCTTAGTTAGGTCCACAAGCATTTGATTACGATTGTAACCGTGAGACATATCAGCAGTAATCCACTTCTCAGGAGGAGTTTTCTTCCACTCTGTTAGTAGATTCTTACGAATAGCCTTTTGCCTAATGCCTTCAACAAAACAATTGTCTGCCGATAGCATGTTAGGTACACCGTCACCTTTATCGCCTGTGATAATGTGTTCCATCAATACTTGTTCAGCAGGCTCTTTGATTTTGATCCATTTCTTCTGTGCAGGTGAGTACTGTTTCACGTTGCTCCATTTCTGTAACTGATTGAAGTCATGGTCACCTGACAACACTAGAAAAGGAATCTGTGTGCCTTCATCAAACAAACCACCACCTTCGCCTGCTGTCTGTGAATATTCAGCGAGTGTACCGATAACATCATCAGCCTCAGCACCGTCAACATCGATTACAGGATAAGGAAAGTATTCATCCAGTTCGTTGCGAATAGTAGTCAGTGCCTCGAATATAGCAGACCAATCGTGGGCGCTGTCATCTCGTGCTTTCTTTCGGTGTGCCTTGTAGTAAGGAAATACATCTCTACGCCAATAGCGTCTGTTGTCGCAAGCGATTACTACCTCATCGCCAAATTCATCTGAGAATTTGTTTTTGTATGAGCGTATTGTGTTGAGTATCATGTGACGCATCAATGGCAAATTGACCTCGATGTCTGAACCGCCACGATGACCAATCTCACCCATGAATGTAGCAATTGCTACTTGATTAAAGTCTACTACCATCATGTTATATAACCCTCACAATAACCATCGAAGGAAGTAATCGCTTGCGAGGTGCGAGTTTCTTGCCACGAATCGTGTCAACATATTTGTGCAGTCCGTTTTTGCGAGCTGCCATAAATTCAGGTACCTGTACTTCAGGCTTTCGCATTGTCTTCTCATAAGACTTTGCTTCTGAATAGTTATCTATACTAGTGCCTTTCACACTTAGCGTACCTTCATACTCTGAGGCATACACACCGATCTTTTTACGAGCAGTGTCATAGACCCACACTTCACTTGCGCCAATGATTTCTACAGGATCAACTGACTTGAGATTGAGTTCAGCAAACTCCTTGAGATACTTGAGACGGCGAACAACCTTTGTCTTGTCTGTAGGCTTCTTACGGCGAATACGGACAATCTTCTTTGACTGTTTAGTTTCAAGTAGACCTGTTTGTAATTGAGCATAAAACTCTACGAGCTTTTTGATTGTAGACAGTTTAAGATGACTGTAGCCTTCTACTAACTGCTTGTCCCACTCACTAAGATCCCCTTTGAGATTTCGAAGAGATAACAGTTCACGCCACTCAAATGCCATTTCATCTAGCTTTGTGTAGGCTGTTGTGAGTTCTGCTGCGTTGAGTTTGTATCCCTCAACAAATGATTCTATATTGACTTTGCCGTTCTGTGCAATTGCAGCCTGAACATCTTCTACGCCATCGAGAAAGTTATCAAGATTTTTTCTGATAGACACCACTTTGGGTGCTTCTTCTTTGTCGGCAACATAAGCATTACCTTTTGCTACCAAATCATCTTTGATAGAGTGAAGGTACTTTTCATGTGCCTGCGTCATGTAGCCGAGCTTAGACCAAATGTAACCATACTTAGCGATAGAATAGAAAGTAGAATCAGGCGACTTCAGAATGCTTGTTACATCATCTGCCGAAAAGTTCGCCTTCATCCACTTCTTGATGTGAGGCACACCAGACTTGTCGGCAACTTCGTAGTGAGTGAAATACTCACAGTCACGAAATGCTGCCTCACGGTCTGCCTCGTCTGTGTACTCTTTGAATTCTCGCCATTTAGGTTCTGGGAGAACGTAAGTACTGCGTTGTCGTTTTGCCATTAAAGGACTCCTTATTTTCATTACAATAGTAATTATAACACCTAGGAGTAACGCTGTCAAGTACTTTTTTGTTCTGGCCCATGATAATTTGTGCTGCTATTGAAGATTTTTTGCATGGTAGATTTCTTTTCAGAGGAAACACCGCAATTCATCCAGCATGTGAGGCATGCCTTGTCCTCCCATTTAGAATAAACCTCATTGAATGGATCAGAATCTAATATTTCTTTTAAAGTGTTTTTCTTGAGAGATATAGTTTTATTTTTAAACATATCAATCATCTGAGCTTTCTGAATTTGTTGATGCTCTCTTGGATACAAAGAGATATGGCCAAAATGACAACAAGGATAAACATCTCCCCATGATGTCACACGAATTTCAGTAGAGTCTTTTCCGTTACGCATAGAAAAGCATTGTGTTTCACCTTCCTTTTCTGCGTAGTTTGTTTCTACTAAACTACGGATTTTGTCGTAGTCTATGTCTTCTGCTTTCTTTCCGTTTAGATTTCGATGCGGCTTTTGTATTTGAGAATCGTCAGTTGGATGTATCTCATATAAAACTATTTGATTTTCATCTCTTACCATCATAGGCTCGCCTTCAAACCCCTGAGGTCTTTTAAAAGTTATGGTAGAGAATCCCATTTCTTTAGAGAGAGTTTCCATCTCTTCTATTTGATGTTCGTTGTGTTTGAATATGAGAGCGTCCCACTCAGCATTTGCTCCTGTGCTGAGATAAGCAGTTGCGTTTTCAATAACTTTTTCCCATCTAACATTTCTTCGATAGATGTGATTAGTATCTTCTAAGCCGTCAATGGAGAATATGAATTTTCTTTGTGGATAACCAGAAAACAACTCGCCCAATTCTTTCCAAAATTTAGGGGATCGCATGCCGCCATTTGTGTTGACTTGCACACTTGCATCTGGATTGCAATCGAAAGTATGTCTAAAAATTTCTATTAACTCTGGATTAGTTCCTGCATCTCCATAATCACCTGAGTATGTCCAGTGCTTTATGTTTTTACAGAAGTCTACAGGAAACCAATCCTTAAATTGTTCTAGAGTCACATATTGTGGTGAAAGTTGTTTATTTAAAACAGGTGACATGTTTTCATATCTAGGACACCATGCACATATAGAGTTGCATAGGCTAGATATTTCAATGTTCACCTGTTTTATACTTTCATATTTCCACATGAAATGTTAGTCTGCTGCTCTAACATACTCATTTTGAATGGAAAAGTCAATGACCTTATCAAATTTGATAGTTCGCCAGCCTTGCTTCTCTGTATCGAATACAGTGAGAACACCAGCAGGCTTTGCTTTTCCTGTGCCTTTTGTTTCTGGCACAATAGACTCTTGTAGAGTACATTTCATATCACGCACTGTGCCGTCAGCCTTTTCAAACTGAACATTGCACTCATAGCGATTCAGATAGTCTAATACTTTGCCTTGCCATGCTGCTTCATTTCTTTCACGGTGGTAGTTCATACTTTAGTTCCTTTCTTATCAATTAACCATTCAAGTTTTTTGCGAACTCGTCTATCAAGTCGCTGTACATGTTGTAGATCGTCTTCGGTGATTTCCATATCACTTTCTGGTTCAGGCTCAGATTCAGTCTCTTCGATGCCAAACTCTTCTACTTCTGGCTCTAAGTCTTTCTCTGATATAAACGTGATACTTTCACCTTTACGCTCTTTCATGCTCATATTAGCCGCTACAACAAGCAAGATAGCCAACGGGTCAAATACAAGTATTAATAGTATTATAACAAACCTGACAGTTTTGTCAAGTGTTTCTTTATCTGTGTCGCCATATATCATTTCGGCAACATACAATAGAGGTCCTACCTCAACCTCAATTAGCAATTGCTCTGTCTCTAGTACTAGCTTTTCTTCCGACAAGGCGTCAATGGCTGCTACTGCTGCATCAATTGAGGCGTTTAATTCCTCCCTTTCTGCTGCTTGACTCTCTCTTGTAGCTATCGCACCATCATCACCACGAATTCTGTCGTAGTCTATGAGTGTTTGTACTGTGTCGTCTAACTGTGCTAGTACTGTCTCTGCGTCTGCTATACGTCTCTGCTCAGTTTCTATGCGTCTATCAAGCCTAGCGACTTGTAATGTGTTATCGCCTGTAGAAACGCTGTGCTCGAGGTGTGCTTTACTAAGAAAGCCAAAGATGCCCATCGATGTGATGACGGACAGAATGATAACAGCAACCGTAAAGTATGACTTCATGGCGAGTGCTGTTTTGTTCCAGTATCGATACAGCCACGATGCCGTGACAAGTTTCGCTACCTCTAATACAACACCCATTGCGAGAATAGGTTCTGCTGCTGCCGGAAAGATTGCCATGAGACCGACAATCGAAAAATAACCTGCTACTGTAGATACTGCCAATGCTGAAAATAGTAAAAGTGCTATGAATAACATTTTGGTGTCCACTCTATGGGCTCGAAATCAGCCAGAGGTTCTTTGTTCAGGCGGATATTGAGCATGGAATTTAAACACTTAGGATCGTGCCGTTGTTGCCACTGTAGGAGAAACTCTTGCATTTTAGCCCACGACTTCTTGTCGAACTCTGCAATAGTTTCCTTCTCAAGTTGTCCTTCGTACTCTAGGACATACTTTGAAGACCCATAATATTTTTCATACAGGCGTTGTGTTTTGCCTGAGTAACCTATGTAGTATGTTCCGTCTGGAAAATAGGTACAATAAACTCTATGTACCTGTTTCTCCTTCGGCTTCTTTTTCTTCACTGCCATCTAGTGTTCCTTCATCATCAGAAACACTATTTATAAAGTCTTCAGCAGTCGTAAACTTCAGGTCAGTATCGTTCTTCTTGCCGAAGATTTTGTCCCAGTTATCGGCGAACTTTTTATCGTCAGCACCCTTGCGGCGTGCTGAACCCTTGCCCCCATGCCATTTTGTCATTACCAATCTTCCTCTATATTGTCTTCATCTATGAAGTCATCGAGCGATGCTTCAATCTCTAACTCTGCACCACAAAAAGAACAAAAACTTACTACATAATGCCTGTCTGACATGTCGTGGCGTACTTTATATTCTGCCTCACACTCTTCGCATTCTACAGTTTTTTTGATTATGATACTATCTGACATCTTATTCCCGCCTTTTCTAAAAACTCCTGTCCACAACCTTTTGTTGCGTTATACTCATTTATATAGTACACCTGCGAGATGCCAGCTTGATAGATAAGTTTAGCACACTCAATGCATGGAGTATGGGTAACAAACATGGTAGCACGTAGGCTTGACTCTGTTGAGCTACATAACTTCATTAGAGCATTTGCTTCTGCATGAAGGACTTCAGGTTTTGTCGTAAGAAATTTTATGTCTCCGTTCGGCCACTTAATTACTTCTTCACATTCATTGTCCCAACCAGAAGGAGTACCATTGTATCCTATTGACAATATTCTGTTGTCTCGTACAATTACACACCCTACTTGTAGTTTTTTAGCAGAAGATAACAATGCGGTATCTTTTGCTACCTTAACATAATATTGTATCCATCTATCTTTCAGTACTTCCCAATCGGTCATGCCCAAACGTCTCCCCAATCTCCTGAAAGTGCTCCACGAGCATAGTCAGTTGCTCTATTCTCAAAAAAGTTTGTGTGAGTAGGAGCATTAATCATTTCTTCCACCCACGGCAATGGATTCTTCTTAACTTTGAATATGCCTTTGAGA